CGTCATATGAACCGTTATTAACGTCATGCAACATATAAAAACCACGCCAATGCTGATTCCCCTGCACTCCCAAATAATCCTCGTTATGCTCGTAACAACTTCCGCAAATAATGGCTGTCATTTCGCCACCATCTGCCCTGCGCCCATAGGCAATCTGTCTGCCTTGTTGGTGTCCTGCAAAGCAACTCATGTGCTTTTTAGTTAGTATTGCATTGGCTGTTGTAATTGGCCTACCCATCACGCCACTTGTAAAATAATGACTGTATGCAACGCCATCAATTACAATAACCTCAAGAAACGGAATCACCTCCCAATCCTGATAAGGCAAATCATGAGTACTGATTAAACCTTCTAACTTTCTATCCTCATTGATAACTCTATTTATTCTATTCTCGTGGTTACCAAGCGTCAATACCATTCGCGGCCTGTATTGTTTTTCTTTATTCTTTTTTGCGCGTTTATTAAACTCATACATTGGCGTTAGAAGCGCATCCATAGCCTCTCTAGCCGCCCATATATCCTTGTTATAACTTCGGCCTTCAAATGACTTCATCCCTCTGTCATAAGAGCTTAAACTCTCCATATCGGCAAAATCACCAATACACACTATTACATTAGGCTTCTTGTCTATGATATAATTACCTATACATCTTAGATAATCAAAATCTATATCTGGCTTTGCTTGAACATCAGGTAATACCAAATGTTTAATTGTCATTTAATGCCTTCGCTAAGTCATTAATTCAATTAGTATATACTATATTCATACTTAAATCGTTATCACTAAATAAAGTTACTTTTGAGCCGTCATCCAGTTTAAATACTAGCTCATCATCAATCACGCCTACGCCGAGAATTTTCTTACCTACCATGTGATTGAAGTAATCCTCTAATAGCTTAAACTCATCCGTTTGCTGTTGCATCGTCTAGCCTACGTTTCTCTTTGTAGAAGTAACTAATCGCAATATTTACAATAAAATAACCTAACACGCCAAAATGGATTAAGTGGTTCGGTCTATTCGCTAACTCTAGCAAGCATCCGATAATAATCAATCCCAATGCACATTTTTTAATCACGCTTTCGGTATTTATCTTGCAAGATATTTCACTAAAGAAAGCCGCAGTAATAATCAATAAATAGACTAATTCCATATTAATCCCCTATATATTTTTTTCGTAGGGTTTCTACTATTTTTGGCACAGATATAAGCAATTGTGCTAATGATGCCATGCCGAGAAAGCCAACAAAAAAGTTAATAGTGTAAGCAATAAAGCTAGTAGGGATAAGTTTAAAATACTCAATAATCGCACCACCAATCAGGTAGGCAATACTCACGCCAAATATAAAGGTAAGTACACGCTCTATTCTAGTCAATGCTTCTGACTTCTTAATGAATAGTGATAATAACACGCCTAATGCACCAGGAAATAGTGCGGCTAGAAACGTGCATATCTTTGCTAAAACTCCAGTTTCCATGCTTAAACCTCGTTAAAATTATTGTGAATGATTAAATGCCCAGCATTGTTTGGATGCACCCCATCGCCTAAATGTATCGCAGGGTCAATATCGCTGTGGTTGTCAATCAATGTCGCGCTAAAATCAGTCAATACATCATTGATTATCGTGTTATATGCGTCTGTAGTGGCTGAGGTGATGCCGAGTGATGTATATGTACTAGCACCAAGTTTAATCACGTTAGAAACCTTTACAGGCGTTTCGGTTTGGTCTGTAGATACATAGTTCACATACAAGTATTTGCCGTTAGGTGATGTGTTGATAATTTCAACTAAGTGCGAACCTGCTGCCACACAAAAAACATCACAACCGTTGCCATAACTCAGGCCGTTTTGTGTTTGCATAGAGGCTGTATTGCCATCGCAACAAATAGAGCCGACTAATACTGAATCAATGTAAACATCTGCGGTACTCACAGCTAAAGAATTGTTCTGAATGATGTAATTGATAAATATCTTTTCACCAGTGACCGTACAACTTAATTTAGCACCATTCGCAAGCGTGAATCTACCTATGCTATTCACGCTAGTGTTTGCCCACGTTCCTGTCGCTGTCATATTGCGTGCGATTGTTTTAACTGGATGCGATAGCGCAGAAAGAATACCGCGAAAGAAGCGTTTAAAATGCGCTTGCTTGCCTACGTTGTCTTTATAAATGCGCACATCATTCGTGCCTATCATCACGGCATAATCGCTGTTATTTGCGGTTAATACTGCGTTAGATACTTCGGCGGCTTGCGAGCCTGATACTGCGCTATTAACAGGCGTGTATAAGCCTACCCATGATTTAGTGCTAGGGCTTGCGCCTGTGCCTACTGTAATTGAATCGCCGTATGTTTGCATTTATGTCTCGTAATAAGCAATCATAGAACCTGAACCATCAAAAGTATCAGTTCCATTGACTGTGGTTAATCTTATTTGTGATAGTGTTGCGCTTAATGTTTTATCGCCTGAAGAATATGCAGTCTGCGCTGTGGATTGTTTTCCTGATGTAGTCGTGATATATAGCAAACTTTCAAACAATTCAATCACCGCCCTGCCTGTGTGTGTATTAGCCGCCGCGTTATTGCCACTTAGCACGATTCCAGCCGTAGAAGCTAAAATCACCGTACCACCACTGCTTGAGGATGCACCAGTAGAAACATAACCTGTATTCTCAATACCGCCACTATCGCCAAGCTGTAAAAGCAATACAGATGTGCCATTAGTAGAGATGCTATTAAATAAAACGGTTACTTTTTTAGCATTAGTTGGAATCCCTGAAATGTCGACTGAAGTGCCTGAAGTTACCGCAGTAGAAGCTAGATAAGTAATGCCCCCAGTTAAAGCCAATCCACTTGCTTTGGTATAAGAAACACATCGCCAATCTCCTGACGCATACTCGATAAATTCAGCCTCATCACCTGCGGCTGTCGTGATATTTGCGCCAGTAGGTAGGACTAAATCAGTCGCTTGATGCGTTAATGTTAACGCTCCATCAAAGTGCAATCTTACCCAAGTTCCCACTCCTACGCTATTAAATGATGTGATTGTAGTTGTGCCTGTTACATCGAAATAATTGCCATCAGTAATTAAAGGCAATGCTGTAGCAGAAGCTACATCGGCACCTTTAACCAGTTTTAACATTGAGCCTGAAAATGTCATATCTGCTGACACGGTTGTTGCACCGTTAAAAGCTACTGTAGAGCTGAATGTAGTTGCGTTCGCGACTGTACCGCCGCTAAACCCCACTAAAGATGTACCATCTTGCTTCATATAAAAAGCACACTTCCAGTTACCGCTACCAAGCGATTCAAATAATGCACAATCACCGTTAGCTGTTGTAATATTGGCACTACCTGGCAAAATTAAACTTGTAGCGTTATGCGTTAAAGTTAAAGCGCCAGTAAACCTGACTAGGCGTTCAATCCCTGCTGCAATTGTGCCTAAGCCAGTAATCGTAGTTGTGCCTGTTACATCAATCCATCTTCCAGTAGCTGCCCCGATATTGGTCGTAGTGGCAGATGCAATGTCAGAGCCTTTGGCTTGTGTGTGTCTTAATATGGACTGGATAGCACGGTGAAAGTCATCGGTAGAGATAGGGCTTTCGCTTCCTGCGGGTGAGTTGCTTGCCGCAGTAGTGCTTAAATCACTCATTAGGGTTGGAACTGCCATGTATAACCTTTCAGCGCTTCACAGCGTTAGAAATTGTTGGATGTTGTATTTGTTACATATTTAGTGCAAAATAAAAGCCTCACTAGGAGGCTTGAATGGAATTTACTGACTACCAGTGGTTTAAACTAATCGCAGTCACTGTTGTTTGCTTTGTTCTTGGGTTGTTAGGTTATTTTAGAGATTAGTCGTTTGCATTAACCAACAATCCCCTTGTTGCAGGATTAGCCAACAGTACACCAATATTATTAGTGCTATTTCCTGTGGCCAAAGCCCCTTTATTAGCCATTCTTGCCGCGATTGCTTTAAATGCCGCGCTTCTATCCGCCATGAATGCCGCCCATCCAACAGGATTACTTGCCAACACAGCCAATCCCATTGTGTTTTTATTGGCATCCATCAAAGCCCTACGTTCTGATACTGACAGCGCATTAAGTAAAGCGGATTCTTTAGCGTTTAATGCCGCAACTTCAGGAACAGCTTTTGAAATCTCATCTTTAAGCCCACGCGCCAGCCCTTTTTGCGCTTCTGTCGCCGCACTACCTGCTTCACCATATTTGCCTTTTAATACCTTGTATGTGCCTTGTTTAAGCTCTTGTGCACGCTGAACTGGTATCGTGTTACCAAATAGTCCAGGATGTGATGCAAAATCGTCTGCAATGCCTTGTATCGCGTTTAAATCACTAGTAGGGCTAACTTGTGTAGCAAAATTCGCCCTTACATCATCCAATGTTCTAAGCACGTTAGATTTATCAATGGTTGCATTTGATCTGCTAATTCTATTTGCTACTTCATCGTTGATATTCCATATCTTTTCTTTTAACTTGTTTACGCCTCTGCTAGTAGGATTAATGCCTTCATCCAGTAAAGTTTGAATAGCTCTTTCAGCCTTGCCTGTTCTAAGCTGTTCAAGTGTTGGCTTGAGTGCGCTTTGCATTAATGATTTAGCGGTTTTATTAGCGCCACTAGATATAAGGTTGCCAGTTTCACCTGCCACCTTACCTGCTACTGGAATCATGCCGCCGATGAATGCGCCTGTGCCAGCACTTTCAGGATTAGATAACGCCGCCTGTGCGCCACCACTTATTGTACCACCGCCAACACGAGTTAATCCATTTAATACTTTGCTACCAGTTGAACCGCCTAGATTAAACCCGCCGCTTTTAATTGCATTGGCTACAAGTGGCATTTTCATGCCTGCTGCTCCTAACGCCAATACATCACCAGCACCAGCCGTTCCAGCGATTTCACCAGCTAGTTTACCAGTGGCATATAATCCGCTTTCAGTATCTGCGCCAAGTGTTTTTAAACCTTCATCAATCCCTGCCCTACGTGCTTTATTGTCTTTGAGTGAGAAAAAATCCTCGCCTCTTAATTTCTGATTAATCATATCAGCAGGCAGCAATACAGTTGCACCGATAGAGCCAGCACCACGCACAACACCAGCCCCCAAATTGGCTAAATTCTTAGGCACATTCTTGATTGACATATCATCAAAGAAACCTGTCTTTTTAGGCTCTTCTATAGACGCGTATTGTTCCCAAGGCTTGCCGCTTGGCGCTACTTCAGCGTATTTTTCCCACGGTTTCATTGTTGTGTCCAATTTTTAGGGTCTGCTGGGTTGCCACCTTTAAATTTGTAACCATCCACTACCTGACCTTTCATTGGTGGCTTGGCTTTAGGTGGCGGCTTAGCGTTATTTGGCGCTATATTGCCGTCTGAATTCATATCTTTATATTTCTCTTGTAGCGCAATCACTTCGTCTAGCGCAGCTTTACGAATGCTTAGTGGTTTAGTTTTGTCACCCACCATGCCAGCCATTGTTTTGTAGTTTTCTACGTCAAAGTTAGATTGTGGCCCTTCCATACGTGGCACATTAGCAACTAACCAGCCAGAGATAGTGGCAAGTTTGCCAGCTTGGTCTGCGCCTTTTGTTGATAGCCCTACTGTGCCTAATGCAGAATCAACCACAGAGCCAACACCGCTTGCAGTTGGCTTGTCTGTTCCATCTAATATCGATTTAGCCTGTTGTGCAACAGTTAAGAATTGGTCAGCTTTCTTGACGTTTTTAATTTTCTCACCGCTACGCTCAATATCAGCCTTGCCCGTAGCTACAGCTAGTTCTTTATTCAAGTCAATATTCGCCTCGCCTTGTTTCGTTTCTAGCTTAGTTGGTACACGAATGCCGCCCATTGGCCTTACACCTGTTTGTTTAGAAACATTGGCTATTTCTTGGTCTAATTCAGGATTATTGCCAGCACCACCATATTGTGCTTGTTCTGCTAGTAATACTTGCAATCTCACGTCATCGCGCTGTTTTTGCACTTGAGGCGGTATTTGCATATTAGGCGGAATACCTGAAGGGAGTTGTTGTGGATTCGGCATTGAGAATGGCGCAGGTTGATTGCCTCTAGCCATGTTAGATACCTGCTCATCGGTCAACACTTGCCCATCAATATTTGTGTTAGGTTTCCATGCAGCGCCAGCTTGTGCTTCTGCACCTTTTATTCTGCCAGCTAAGTCAGGAGATTGTTTAGCTCCAATGAATGGTTTGCCATTAATCATAATTGGCGATAAAACTTTATTTGGGTCTGTTTCGCGCCTGTTATTTAACCAGCCTTGCCCTTGTTCATCGTAAATTACCTCGGTGTATGGGTCAGCACTATTTGCGTTTGGATATTGTGCTTTAAGAGCCGCTTTAGCGTCTATTCTGTAAAGATTAGCAAATTCAGGGTTTTTAGCACTTTCTGCCGCAATCGCTTCCTCAAGTTTTTTAGCTTCTGCTTCATCACGCATAGCCTTAGCCATCTGCAATTTATAAAGAGCCGCTTGCTGTGCTTGCTGTTGGGCTAGTTGTGAGCTTTGGATGCCTTGTTGTGCGCCTTTACCGAGTGCGGCAAATGCAGAGCCATAGTTTCCACTGTTATTTGCAAGAATACCTAAGCCAACATTCATCATGGGATTATTGCCACTTAACGCACCTTGCCAGCCACCAAGCCTTTGGCTAGTAGGCATTCCGCTTTCCTCGCCTGGCATTAAACTATCAAATATTCCCATGTTAGAACCCCCTCGGTTGCATCATTTGACCCATGCCGCCCATTAATGGGTTAGGCTGTCCACCTAATACGCCTTGCATTTGCCCCATTGGTGCTTGTAGATTGCCTTGAGGCACTTGGAATTGTTGCCCCCCTACGCCTTGCATTGGCGCAGGGTTATAGCCTAATATACCGCCATAAAGCGCGTTAGAAGCTTGTCCAGTCAATCTATTTTGTTGCCCTGCTAGTTTGCCTTGTTGTGCTTGTCTAGCTGCATCTAATGCGCTTCTAGCACTATCTAGGCGACTTCTTGAATCGTTTAAGTAGCCAGTATCCTGCAATCCGCCTTGATTTTTATTATATGCTTGCCATTGGGCAGCGCTTCCCATGCCGTAAGGATTTGCAACCATGTTTTGAGTTAGCGGCTGTTGTTGTGGCTTATTCATTAAGCTCTGATATTCGGATAATGCTTGGTCATAGGCTTGTTGTGCTGATTGATAGTCCATATTAATCCTTCATTCTGCGTATTAAACTTAATTCATGTTCAAAAATATATAAATGTCTTATATTGGCTGTGTTAAAAATATCTGCATCTTTTGGATAGAACTCAATAGCATCTTTATCGCCATAGCCGCACTCTCTTTTTATTGTTTGCAATTCATCCCATGTGATACCATCTTTACCATCTTTTCTGCCAATATCTAGTCTGATTGTATCTTGGTCTTGAAACGCGGCTAACTTGTAAATATCAGATTCCCATGCGGCAATAGATACCTCATCAAAACAAGATAAAAACTGTTGCTCTAGCTTAATCAGAATGCGCCACCGCCAAATAAACTAGCGATTGATAAACCGCCACCAATTAAATCAGCTATGCCGCTACGTTGGTTAGGATTAGGCGAGCTAGTGGTTGAAGTGCCCCCAGCGCCCATACCAATAGATACTGCATTGCCATAACGGTCAAGTTGTTGTTGTGGATATTGCACATTGCTATTGAATAGGCCGTTAGCTTGGTCTAAGTATTGTTGTGATAGTTGTTGACGTGCATCGCCTACGCCTAACAGAGCTTGCGCGTCACGATAGTCTGATTCAGCCATTTGCGGAGCCATGCCCATTGCTGACATTTGTCGACCACGTTCTTGCTCGTAATTCGCACCGTACATATTACCAGCCGTTTGCGATAAGTTTCTGCCTAATACTTCTTGATGTGCTGTGCCACCAAAGTTGTTATTGCCAAATTGAGAGTTAACGCGCCCAGTTACATCATCTAAAGCCGTGTCTACGTTTTGTTTCAACCAAGGATTGCTATCAGGGCTGATAAAGTTACCTTGCAATGTATTGTAAGCATTTCCTTGCGCCGCATTCATCACTGGTGAGCCATTGATTGCTCGCTGTGTTGTCATGCCTAGCCCATATTGTTGCTCTGGGCTAAATGGGGCTATCTGGTCGCCTTCGTTAAACTGAAATGGCGTTTGATTCTGCCCTTGTGCCTGTTTTAGATAATCCGTGATATAAGGCTGTACGCCAGCCCACGGAGTATTAGTTGTTGTTGATTCTACGTCACCGCCGCCGCCTTTTCCGCCACCGCCCATTATATACTCCTCGTCATTCTAATTTGGGTATTGCCCCATCCTAATTTAGTTAGCACTTTTTCCCATCCTTTTCTGCCAGTAAATTCAAGAATGTGACAGCCATTTTCAGCACCATATTCCTCAATCGCTTTTATCAATACATCTAACCAAGTGTCCATCTCTTTACCAGCCACCGCAACAACGCTTAATGCTCTTAATTGCTGATAGTTGATAATCTGTGTAATCATTACCGCTCTTAAAGTGCCATCATGGATGCCCCATAACTGCATTCTTTGGGCTTCTAGCGCGTCTTTTACGTCATTGATAGACATGCGCCCTTCATCCAATAAAAAAGCCTTTTGTAGAGGCTCTTTTACGTCTTCCCAGTACCTCAAATCTAGCCCACAACAAATCATGCAATCTTCTCTAAAATAAGAATTGAGCCTATCTGTAACGTAACTGCACTTGCCGCGACCTCTGTGCCAAATCTAAGTTGAAAGTTGCCCTCTGTTGCGCCAGTTGTTACTATCCCGCTTACAAAAGCCGTATGATTGCTGTTAATCGCTGTTACACCAGTCCCCACCACTTCACCACTGATTGATTCAGCCGCATTGGGGAATATCTTGCGTAATTGTGATGCCGCCGCAGTAGTCGTAATAGGAACTGTGATTTCTAGTTGATTCGTGGTGTTCGCAGGACTAGTAAAGCCTAGTCTTAGTCCAGTAGTCGTTGCCGCACTCTGAAAAGTCACGTAGGCCGTTATTCTGTATGTGCTATTGGCTAACATGGCGCTGACTAACTGTGTAATATTAGTTAGGGCTGTTGCTGTGCTTTGTTGTGTAGAGGTTAGTCTTGAGATGGATGCTGTAGCGCCGCCTGATTCACCCTGAATCCCTTGTATGCCCTGTATTCCTTGAATCCCCTGAATACCTTGTGCGCCTGTGTCGCCAGTATCCCCCTTAACGCCTTGAATGCCTTGTATACCCTGTGAGCCATTTGAGCCGTTAGCACCTGCTGCGCCATCAGCCCCTTGTAAACTAGCTAACCATGCAGCTTCATCACCTACAAAGCCCAGTTCCACTGCTAGCTCATAGGCAGATTGACCAGAGCCACTTAATACTGTTAATGGGATATAACTCATACTATCCACACCTGTCCGCCTTGTGGCGCGTACTTTAGAGCGATGTATTGCGTTGTAATCGGGCTACTCGCCGCACCATCTATCGTTTCACTGCCATTGGGCGTTACCGTAACCGTGTTAGCCGCGATTATCTTTTTAACAATTAATGTTTTTTCTTCCCATTCCTGTGCTGGTAATAGGTTAATCGTGATACTGCCACCAGTGGTGTCGCAGATTAAGATAGAATCATTGACGTTCATGGTGTAAGGGCTATCTGTGCTGGTTAGACGTTTCACAGAGAATAAAAAGCCATCTGCACCTCTGTTGATTTGGTCTTGTGTCGCTGTTAATACCGCTGCCCATGTTTGCTTATTGCTACTATCGGCTGCATAGCGTTTAAGATTAATCTTGTTCATTTTATTATTAGATTTTCAAAGTAATCATTTAAATATGAAGTGCCATCAGGGGATGGATAATGTGACTCTCTTAAATCAAATGCTTCAGATAAGAAGTTTCCTTTATCGCCTCGCCCCTTGCTATATCCTAAAATCCCATCATAGCCTTTTAACCTTGCAGAATTTCCAATTACCGCCTCTTGTAAAGCGTATCTTAATTGATTGCCTTGATTAGAGTTTTGAACAATATGCCAAGCATTATCTGAAAGTTCAGGCGCATATTCTTCTAAAAATTGATAAGCCACTTCTTCTTTCATATGTCTTGGTGCAGACGCGGCATGTCTTGCTGCTTCGGTCATCTTATTAAACGTATCATTACCAAAAAGTTGCTTGTAAGCCTCTTCAGGCGCTTTCCCCCCTGTTGCCCCTTTAACAAATAATGGGTTTTTATATAACGTCTCCCCTGAAACTTGCTGATTACCACCATAAGGATTTCCAGTAGCTAAAGTTCCTTTGTTCTTGTAATGTTTTACATTTGGATTTCCCTCTGGAAGATAAAACACACCATTTCTAACAGATTGTTCTAGCTCTTGCTCTGGCTTTTGGAATCTAACTATGTTCATTTTCAGACCATCTGGCGTTATTTCAGCCCCCTTTGTGCCTTTTACTGCGCTAATAAATTCATCTGTGTTTGGCAGGCTAACAGGCATATCAATCATTTTTGCCACTTTTGGCGTCACAATTCCTCCCATCGCTGGTATAAATGGCAATAAGCCCAATCCGTTTAATGCTGCACTGCCATAATTCCCCTGCTGTAAATCTTGCCCTGCCAATATCCCTGCTTGAATATCACCAGTGACAGGCATGAATTGATTGATTTGTAGGGCTGCATCTAATATGCCAGGCGCTTCTAGCACTGTATTGCCACTATAATCGCTTAAAATGCCATCTTGCCACCTAGCGTCTATCGCTTGTTTCTTTTTCGGTGGATTCGCTTTAAATGGGTTCGGCATCACTCACTCCCATCCTCTAAATATTCAGCGTTCAAAGTAGATAGTTCGTTATCGCCTACCATGTTAAACTGTAATCTATGAAAGCGGGCGCTCTGTAATAAGTCAAAGCGTGAGCTAGCCATTGTGGTGGTCAAGCCTGTGGTTAAAACATCGCCTTCATTATCTTTGTAATAATTGGTCATAGTCGCGCTTGTTGGTTTGGTGAGCCATACTGGCTTTACTCTTGAAAGCAAGTAGAAGTTAGTATCATCACCAAAATCGCCAGTAGTGAAACTAGAATTTAGCGCAATGCCATCTAAAGAATTTAATACATGGCTAGCATCAAAGAAACCTCTGCGGCTTGAACCTGTAGTCCAAAATGGTGAATCGTAGCTAATATCTGTTGGCAAAGTGTCGTAAGTAGCGTAATAAGTATCTAACGTATCGTAAGTAACGCCACCTGTTAAAAACTCCATACAGGCTTCGATTGTTCTATCATCTCTGCCCCAGCGATTTTCTCGATAATGATAAACTACACACTTATCAATCGTTCCGCCCCCTGCGCTAGAAGGATAGTAAAAGTAAATCCTAGAGTTGACTCTATCGTGTAGCGATTTAATCTTAAATACGTTATCGCCATCTAACTCTGCAAACACTGTTTTTCGTAATGGTGAGCCTAGTGGAATCGGTCTAGCACCATCAAACCGCCAAAAGTCATCAACACCCATAAATATATGCACAGGGTTGTCAGCAGTTCCCACATTGACGACTGCCTCTTGAGAGCTGCATCCAGCATCGCCAGGCACTTGTTGTACGTCTAAAATTAATGGCGCACCAACAAATGTGCCGATATACATCGCACGCTCTTTGTAGAATACAATCTGCTCACCAAATCGTTTAGCTGCAAATATTCTGCCAGAAGTAGAAACTAAAGTATTAGTCGCGCATCCAGTATTAATGTCTGGTGTCCAGTCGGTATGGTCTCTAGTCGCGCTTACCCACCATCTATTCGGACTATCGCCAAATGTGCCTTCATTGGTATTCGCTAATACTACGTTATTACCTACTGTTTCAACTATGTCAGCTTTAGGTGCGCCAGTCACATCTGCAAATACAGTAGAGCTAGACGCTTGCAATGTGTCAGCTTTATTCACAGCTAGAGTCGTATCGCCAAATTGTGCGAATCGCCAAAAGTTATCAGCGCCGCAAGCATAATCACCGCCCACAAGTCTCGTTTGGTCTGTCCAGCTAGAGCCGCTCAATTCGTATAACTTAGTCCTACTAGCTGCAAATGTTCTAAATGAGTCATCTAGCTTACGAGTAGAAGCTGCTCCATAACAAGCCGCCGCCAATGCGTCTATTCCAGTATCTTGTGCGCTAGGTGCGCCTTCCATGCCACGTTCACTAGGCACGAAAGCAGAACAGTCTAATATGACACCTTCAACAGTTTGGTCAATGTCAGGTGCGTAGCCTATCAATTTCATGCTGCAATCACCCGCATTGCTGAACCAGAGTATTTGCCAAGAAAGTCAGAACCATTAAGACTTTCTAGCAATATAGCCGCCTTGCCATTCCATTTTTGGATACCTTTATCATCTTTGATGTAGTCTGAAAGTTCAGCCATAGCTGCGCTTAAATATAAATCAGGATGTGAAGTCAGTAACCAATTAGTAGAGTTTGCGGCTAAATTAGGTATTTTCTGATAATACAAAATCTTAACGTCAGAGCTGCTTGTCCTATCAGATAAAATGATAGATGCGCCCTCGATAGTGTAATACTTAGAGCCGCCTACAGTTATTGGGTATTTGATATAAAACTGTTCAGGGGGTAGATATTCAAGCTCTATTGGCGCAGATGAATTGATATATAAACGTCTTAGGCTTAAGTAATCAGTGGGTAATGTGCATACACCAGCAGTAGGCGTTAAAGTGTCTGTTGTTTCCATATCGCGGGTTCTTAGCTCGCGGTTAAACTTAGCCTCTGCTAATGTGATGAAATCAGGCAAAATGGATGCCAAGTCAGCTCGGTGACTCCAATTTGTCATTGCTGTCTGTAATTCAGCGTATGTGGTTATTGCCATGTGCTGTCCTTAAATACTTTTTAATGTGTCAAACCACAGTTTGCCTATGGTCTCAGGTGAGAATCTATCTCTAATATAGTTTTGGCAAAATTCAACGCGCTTAATACATTGTTTAGGGTTATTCTTAGCCCACTCAATACCTGCTTTAATATCGCCTATCCACATAAACTCTTTAAATTCGTCATGTGCTGGCAACTCACCAGCCACAACAAATCTACCATTTCTCACTGCATCTATTAAGCGATTAGCAGACTTGCCTTTTCTTTCATCAGTCGGGATAACGACTACAGCACAATCTTTAATCGCTCGCGTTTGCTTTTCTCTAGTCCATTCAGGATGCGTTAAAATTCTATCAACCAAGCCTCTGTAAGGCTCTATCGTCTTTAAGTTTGATTCGTGTCCATACCACAGCACGCCTTCGCCATATCCTGCTGGCTGCTCTTCTGACTCGTATGGGTCAGGAATAATGGTTGCTATTCTGCCAGTTTCTCTTAAAACTATTCTCGCCATCTCATCTGAATTGACTGTAATCAAATCAGCTACTAGAGAATGCTCTCTATAATATTGCTCAAAGACGCTGTGAAAGTGGTCATCACAAATATCAAACACACGCTTGCCATAGTGCATTGCAATGTGCATCGGTACTACGTGTTTGCTGTAGACTAGAATATCCTTGCCACGCTTAACGCCTAGCTTCTCAATCTCTCGCTGTGGTATTCCTGCTCTAAGCCTTGATGATGCAATTTCAGGGGATAGGAAAGCAAACGTGACGTTCATTTACGCTTAACCTTGTCTGCTACCTTGCTAGGCTCTACAGTTAAATCTAACTTAGCGTTCTGCCAGCACCAAGCAATACTGGTGACTAAATCCACACAAGTTGAACTAGGGAATACTTGCTCTATCTGTTCTGGTGTAAATCGCCAGTAATCATTGGGGTAGTCATGCTTGCCTTTTCTAAGACTAGCCATTGAACATACCCACCAGCCATCAGGCTTCACTACTTTGTTGATCGCAGTTAAAAACTCTTTCCAGTGTTCTACGTGTTCTAAGGTTTCTGTTGTTACTACGCTGTCAAAGAAGCCTTCAGGGTAGTAATTAATAATATCTTCGGCTTTGCAGACAATATCTACGCCATTGCCTTTTCTAAGGTCAATGCCAGTATGAACTTCTATAATATCCCTCACACCACCATTGACATTGAAACTGCCTACTTCTAGCACCTTTCCTGTTAATTTATCAGCGTTAAGTGTGATGTAATTTAATACTTTTGGAGTCATTTAGTCGCAACGAATCGCATATCCCTTGAAGGTACGTGATAGTGTGGCGTTTCCTCTGTAATGTCTTTAAATCCAGCGTGTTCTAGCATGTCTTTGAAGGCTTTTTTAGACCAGCACCACTTATGCAAAGCTGGCTCGCCATCTTTATGCGTGTTTGGGTCGCCATATAAAGGCCACAGCGTCATGTTTTCTTGACCGCCACGCATAAAGTGGGTTAATACTCTATCTAGGCAAGGCAATTCAAGGCTAATTTTTCCATTAGGCTTCAATACCCTGTGCCACTCGGTTAATACGCCCAATAGGTCATGTTTGTAAAAGTGTTCGCATACATGAATCGCCATAATCTCGTCTGCGCTATCATCATCAAATGGCAGAACCCGAATATCAAAATCCAAGTCAGAATCATGTAAATCACAATTTAGCCAGCCTTCTAGCTTTCTTTTGCCACAACCTAAATGTAATTTCATAGAGGCGTTATGTGATTCATTGCAAGCCGCTCTTTATCCCATAGAGCGTCTTCTACGCCGTTTAATGGGTAAACTTCAGGCAATCCATTGGTAAAATGAAGCAGTTTAGGATTATCAACTGATTGATGCCCTACTAACACGTTCCACTCTGGCGGCAACTCGCCAATTCGCTTATCTGTTGTCCATTCAAATTGATGCAACCATGCGCCTGATTGTTTAGCCACATTTTCAGGGCTTAATTCGTGCGCATGATGAAACTCACAATTCATAATCATCAAGCTTGACCAGTTCTTGCGAGGGTAAGCTCTGTTTTCTTGCCCCCACATTTTTACGGTAGTGGGCTGATATTCGCCATGCTGCACGACTTGCACTGACTTTGAGTGGTCGCGCAATGCCCAAAGCTCGGCAATATCACCAAGACATAGCATGTCAGCACCATCCACAAAGATAGCGTGACCACGATAATCACATAAGTAAGGGACTAAGAATCGAGAGTAACTAAACTCGGTTGCCCCGTTGCTTTCACCTTCACGCTTCCATTCAGGAAACTGGTTTTTAATAATCGGCGTAATGCTGACTGGCTCACTTGCCCTTGTAATGACTGAATGGCAAAACGTATGATAGCCAGCCGCTTCATTGGGGTCATAGCCTACAAATAGCCTAATCACAGATTCACCTTATCTATTACCTGCTTCCAAGTCTCATTTTTAGCTTGTTGGTACATTTTTGCTGTCTTGCACCACACATAATCACCATTTTTATCAGGCTCATATCGCCATTGGTGTTTTTCTGATACTAAAACGTGCGTAGGCACTCCTAGCGCATTAGAACAGTGTGTCGCTGTAGTGTTTATACCAACAACGCAATCTAAACTCGCTATAAGCGCTGCTGTGAGGTCGTAATCTTGCACTTGTGTTGCCCATGCAAATTCTTTTACTTTTGGGTTATTCAATGCGCCTTTATAGTCAAGACTAACAAATACTGCATCAGGATATTTCACAAATAATGGGATAAAGTCAATTGCCTTTAATGTGCGCCATGCTTCACCTGTCATCTTGCTACCGCCGTGAGTACAGATACCAATCGCTTTCTTGTCGCCCCACATTGCCTTAAACATATCAACTAACTCTTGGTCAGCTTTTAGGTAAGGTGTGCCAGGAAAGCTCTCATTAGTGTTTCTGTAAAACATCGGCAAAGTAGAAACCGCGCATCTAGCGTCTATTCTTGCTGTCTCAAGCCATGCTGGCTGCTCTTCTCGTCTTGTACCGTACACATCAGCATCAGGGAAGCTTCTTTTGTATAGTTTTTCTAGTCTAGGGTCACAATCGATAATGACCTTCTTACAATCTTTAATCGCATCAGGAATAACTGATGCATAGTTAATCTCATCACCTAGCCCCTGTTCGCCGTAAATGACTACGCACTGGTTTTTAGTGCCATCCCATCGCTTCTCGTTGCCATATACCCACTCTTTGCGGTACTTACTGCCTAACGTTAAATCCCAGTGCTTCCAGCCGTTTAGCCAGTCATGTTTTGCTAGATAGATGTGCGCCATATTCTTTTTAGCTAGAGAGCTGTCTTTATCAATCTCTAACGCTATATTGCAGCACTTTTCAGCTTCATCCCATCGTGATTCTTCAATGAATAAAGCCGCCGCATTGACATAGGCTTTTACATACTCGTTATTTAGCGATGCAGAGTGCAGATAGCACTTGATAGCCTCTTCGTTACGCCCTAGCTCATGTGAAGCTAGTCCTAGATTAGTCCATACAGGCGCGGCTGAGGGGGTCTCTTGCGATGCCCTGCGAAAATACTGATAAGCAGATGCAAAGTTATGCCGCTCAAGATGCAATATGCCCATAAAGTTAAGGGCTACACCATCGTTCGGGTTCTCTTCAAGCAATGTCTGTATTAAGTTGTAAGCCTCGTCAAACTGGCTATTCTCTAGCAGTTCAAACGTAGCTTTCTGTATCTCTTTTACTTCTTTTATATCCAGCATTAAGTATGCCTTTTTGTTGTTGATTTCAAATACGGATAATCAGAGTTGATTATCTTAATTATTTGTTTCATGTCATCAGGCTTATGCAAATACAGCCCTTTATTCATAAGCTCCATCTCGATCACAGGCGGAATAGAACAGTAGTGCCACCAATCCTCCTTAATGCCTTTTGCGCTTATGTCTGGATTGTTGCGTATCTCATTCATGCGGTCTAAGAACCCACTAACATCTTGCTCATAAGTGAGGAATGCTTGGTCTTTTATTGGGTCATAGTCAAAGTAAGTCTTGACCCCCGTCATGTCATCGTAATCAAATAATATAGGCATAAAAAAAGGGAGAGTTTCCCCTCCCTTCCTTTGTTAGTTAAACTCCAACACCACCAATAGTGGCATGAGCATCTCGATTATCTACAACTAACGCATACTCAACAGTGAGTAAGTGACGTTCTGAATCGCCTGTTTTTGCCATCGGTGATTTCTTAATACCATCCAAGTACGCCACTGATACGAACTCAGGGTCAATACAGAATACTGCGGTATCTCGCATATAGCGATTAAGTTTAACAGTGTGATTACCATAAGATGAAACATACACATCAGATGCGCCTGTTACGGTAGCCTGACTTGTACCTTTCACCTCATTGTATTTAGTAGCCACACCTGAGAAAGCATTGAACAAGTTTTTGTTCTTTTTGCTCATCATAATGACAGATGGGTCGCCGCCATCTTCCCAAGCTAAACCTAATGCAGATACCAAATCAGCCTCAATGAATGTTACCAATGAGCCATCCTCTGGGGCTGTCCATGATGCTGCTGAAAAGCCACGGACAGAGTAATCGGCAGTTTGTGCAGAGTTCGCACGTACCAAGTTACCACTAATCATTGTTTCCCAGCCAGCAGTAGAGCGTGCTGTAGTAGATGCAGATGGTTGATTGCGGCAGATAGTAAATTCCATGTCGCGTTTCAATTCTTTACCACGTTTCATCAGTTCGCGTGCAACTTCAGATTTACGACCATATTTTTTGACAATATCCAAAGTACGTGAGATATCTACTGTTTTAGTTGAAATTTGGCAGTAGTTGCCCAAAGTTGTTGTACCTGAGGCTGTAACATAAGAAG